ACAACATCCACAACGTGGTCGTGTTATATTTAACTTATACCCATTCCAAGGTAAAGTATTAAATTTATGGAAGGATAATCCATATTCAATTATCCTAAAATCAAGACAGTTAGGTATATCAACATTAGCCGCAGGTTATTCTCTATGGTTAATGTTATTTCATAAAGATAAAAATGTACTTTGTTTAGCAACAAAACAAGAAACAGCTAAAAACATGGTTACGAAGGTAAAATTCATGTATGAAAATCTACCTTCATGGCTTAAAGTACCTGCTGAAGAAAATAATAAATTAACACTCAGATTAAATAATGGTTCTCAGATTAAAGCAGTATCAGCAGCAGGTGATGCTGGTCGATCTGAAGCCGTATCTTTGTTGATTGTCGATGAGGCCGCTTTTATTGAAAATATTGGTGAGATATGGGCTTCAGCACAACAAACCCTAGCAACGGGTGGTGGTGCTATTGTATTATCTACACCTTATGGTACGGGTAATTGGTTCCATCAAACATGGGTTAAAGCAGAAAATGCTGAAAACGACTTTTTACCAATCAAATTACCTTGGTATGTTCACCCTGAACGAAATGAGGCTTGGAGAAAACGACAAGATGAATTACTAGGAGATCCTAGATTAGCAGCACAAGAGTGTGACTGTGACTTTAGTACCTCAGGTGACGTTGTATTCTATCCTGAATGGGTTGATTTTATCAAAGAAACTACTGTACAAGAACCAATGGAGAAACGAGGTGCAGACCAAAATCTTTGGATTTGGGAACAAGCCGATTACTCTAGAGATTATATGGTTTTAGCCGATGTAGCTAGAGGTGATGGTAAAGACTTTTCCGCATTTCATGTTATTGACATTGCTACAAATACACAAGTAGCAGAATATAAAGGTCAAATGGCTCCAAAAGAATTTGGATACTTTATAACCGCTATTGCTACCGAATACAACCAAGCATTATTAGTATGTGAAAATGCCTCTATTGGTTGGGCTGCTATAGACGCAATACTAGAAAGAGGATACAGAAATGTATATTATTCTCCAAAAACAGAAGCACTAACTGTAGACTCATTCTTTAACAAGTATGAAAATAGTGATAGTGTAACTCCTGGTTTCACAATGTCTCTCAAAACACGTCCTTTAATAATAAATAAATTTAAAGAATACGTTGGTGATAGATCTGTTATAATCCGCTCTAAACGTTTACTTGAAGAAATGAAAGTATTTGTTTGGAAAAATGGTAGAGCAGAAGCACAAACCGGTTACAATGATGACTTAGTAATGTCATTTGGTATCGGGATGTATTTAAGAGACACATCATTAAAATTTAGATCACAAAGCCAAGATTTAACCCGTGCCGCATTAGGTAATATGGGTAAATCAAATTCTAATTATCAAGGCGCCTATTTCGCAACAGGTCGCGATAATCCATACTCTATTGATAATAAAATGGGAGGAAAGGAAGATATTAGTTGGCTTCTTTAATATTTATTCGTATATTATAATCATATGGCTGATACAAGTATTTTTAGAAGGTTACAACGACTGTTTTCAACAGATGTAATCATTCGCAACGACGGTGGAGACCAACTCAAAGTAATGGATACTAACACTATCCAACAATCAGGAGAATTTGCAACAAATGCATTAGTAGATAGATTTAACAGAATTTATTCAATTAACTCTACTTCATTATATGGTGCTCAATTTAACCTGAATTATCGTTATTTAAGAACCCAAATCTACTCAGACTACGATATTATGGATACAGATGCTATTATCGCTTCTGCACTGGATATTGTGGCCGAAGAATGTACACTTAAAAATGACTTAGGTGAAGTACTTCAGATTAGAAGTAGCAACGAAGATATTCAAAAATCATTATACAATTTATTTTATGATGTTTTAAATATTGAATTTAATTTGTGGGCTTGGATTCGTCAAATGTGTAAATATGGTGATTTCTTCCTTAAATTAGAAATATCAGAAAAATTTGGTGTTTACAATGTTCTTCCAATTGCTGCTTACCATATGGAAAGAGAAGAAGGATTCGATAAAGAAAATCCATTTGCTATTCAATTTAAATATTCACCTGATGGCTTTTATACAGGCGGTTCAGGATATTATAACGTATCAGGTACAGACCGTAAAAATCAACCAGGCATTTATTTTGACAACTATGAAGTAGCTCACTTTAGATTGTTAACAGATAACAACTATTTACCTTATGGTAGAGCTTATATCGAACCAGCTCGCCGTTTGTTTAAACAATATACATTAATGGAAGATGCGATGTTAATCCATCGTATTGTTCGTTCCCCAGACAAACGTATTTTCTATTTAAACGTTGGTTCTATACCTCCAAATGAAGTAGAAAACTTTATGCAAAAAACTATTTCTACAATGAAACGTACTCCGTTCATTGATCAAGAAACAGGACAATATAATTTAAAATATAATCAACAAAACTTATTAGAAGACTACTTTATACCTGTTCGTGGTGGAGACCAAGTAACTAAAATTGATACTTTACCTGGTTTACAATATGCTGGTATTGAAGACGTTACCTATTTAAGAGATAAATTATTTGCTGCTTTAAGAGTACCTAAAGCGTTTATGGGTTATGAAAAAGACTTAACTGGTAAAGCAACATTAGCAGCTGAAGATATTCGTTTCGCTCGTACAATTGATCGTATCCAACGTATTACTTTATCTGAATTATATAAAATAGCATTAGTACATCTATACACTCAGGGATATACCGCTGAAGAATTAACTAATTTTGAGTTACATTTAACTACACCTTCAATCATATACGATCAAGAAAAGATTGCATTGTTGACACAAAAAGTAGAGTTAGCTCAAAAGATAATGGAATCTAAATTATTACCTACAGATTGGATTTACGATAACATATTCCACTTATCACAAGACCAATACGATGAATATCGTGACATGACTGTTGAAGATGCTAAACGTGAGTTCCGTATGAAACAAATTGTTGATGAAGGTAACGACCCTAAAGTAACAGGTAAATCTTATGGTACACCACATGATTTAGCTTTAGCATATGGTAAAGGTAGAATGGGAAGTAATCCTGAAAACGTACCTGATGGGTATGGTGATGACTTAAAATTAGGTCGTCCTGAAGAAACAGGAACTGACAGAAATCACCAAGATAATGCATTTGGTAAAGATAGATTAGGCACAGCATCTATGAAAAAAGATGACCAAGAAGGATATGGTAATCCAAACTATAAAGGCGGTTCACCATTAGCTCTTGAAAATGCCAAATCAGTTTATGCAAAAAATAAAACATTAATTGAAAGTTTAGGTAAAGTTTCATTGTTTACTAAAGAAGTAGACAATACTACACTTCTAAATGAAGATCAATTAAAGGGGTAATAATCTTTATATATTTATAACAAAAACTAGAGAATGAATATTAAACATTCTAAATATAAGAATACGGGTATACTTTTTGAATTATTAGTTAGACAGATAACAGCGGATACGTTATCCGGTAAAGAATCAAAAGCTACCCCTATTCTTAAAAAATTCTTTGTTAAAACGGAGTTAGGCAAAGAATATAAACTATATGAAACTATCTTAAGTAAAAAGCATTTATCTGAAGGTAAAGCTGAGATAGTTATCAACACTATAATCGAATCATCTAAGTCATTAAATAGAGGATCTTTAAAAAGACAAAAATATAATCTTATTAAAGAAATATCTAAACATTACAACGTTGACGAATTCTTTAAAACTAAATTACCTAACTATAAAGCACAAGCAGCTTTATACACATTGTTAGAAATTTATAATAGTGATAATTTATCCAACCCAGATCAAATAATTGCAAATAAAATATCTTTACTTGAAACATTAACTAGTAAACAAGTTGATGAAAAACAAGTTAAAGATCAATTATTAGAAGAATTTAAATCATACGATCAAGATTTACGTATTTTAACTTACCGTGTATTATTAGAAAAATTCAATGGTAAATACGCTAATTTGAACGAAAACCAAAAAATGGTTCTTAAAGAGTTTATCAATTCAATTGATTCTACTCCTAAATTAAGATCATTCTACAATACTAAAATTAATGAAATTAAATCATCATTACTTAGTCTAAACAATAAAGTAACTGATAAAGCAGTTAAAATCAAAATCAACGAAGTATCGAATTTCTTAGTTGAATTAGGAAAAACAGCAAACGTGGGTAATGATGATTTAGTTAATTTGTTGCAATATTATGAATTATTAGAAGAACTTACTAATATACATGGCAAATAATAAACAATTAGCTGATAAATTAGCAAAAAAATTAAAGGAAATAAGTGGCACCGGTACCGGTGCTAGTTATACTCCTGGTTCGGGTATGCAAACAGCCGAACCATTTGTTAATTTCGCAACTCATAAATCAAATAAAAAACCTTATTTTTATAAACTAGGATATAAATTGGCTCCTAATCAAGTTGAAGAAGCTAATCCTGGAGCATCATTAGGTAAAGGTCCTAAAGCTGG